TAAGGCAGCGTTTGCTGCTAATCCTGAGATCAATCTTGTTGCTTGTCTCGCTGAAATTATGGCAGGGATGGAGTGGAAATAATGACTGGAGTGCTCGATGGTTTGGGTGCTCCGAAAGTTGAATATGATGCTGAGGAGTACAAAGAGAAGAAGAAGGGTATATCTCCCTTTGACTTCATTAAAGATATAAACTATGAAAAGAAGAATCTGATTGTCGATGATTGGTCTGAGAAACAATACAATCCTTGGATCATTAATCGTGGGTTGACATTCAGCATTGACACTGTCCACCCTGCAAATGAAATGAACTGCCGTCCCCATCTCGATAAGAGCATGCAAAACATGTATCTTATAAATACTATTCGCGCTAGAAAACGTTTTGACAAATGGATCAAAATCGAGGACGATGCCGAAGTGGAGATGGTGAAAGAGTATTATGGTTATAGCAATGATAAAGCTCGCCAAGCACTCACAATTCTCTCTGAAGAACAAAAAAAATATATAAAAGAGAAATTGTTTAAAGGTGGTAAAAAATGAGCGAAGATTTTTTTGACATTGACTTTCCAGGGTATGCACCTTTGGAAGTCACCTTAAAGAATCCTGACGACTTCCTGAAAGTTAGAGAGACTCTTTCTCGCATAGGTGTTGCATCAAGAAAAGAAAAGATTCTTTACCAATCATGTCACATTCTACACAAGCAGGGCAGATATTTCATCGTGCACTTTAAAGAACTCTTTGCCTTAGATGGTAAAGATGCAGACTTTAGTGACAATGATTTACAACGCAGAAACACGGTAGCACATCTTCTTTCGGATTGGGGATTAATCACTATCCTAAATCCTGAGATTCATGAAGACAAAGCACCACTAAATCAGATTAAAGTAATTGCGTTCAAAGAAAAGACTGAATGGGAACTTGTTCAGAAATATAACATTGGTCGCAAAAAATAATTGACTTTCTTCTAAAAGTATAGTATAAATAGAAGGTGCCATGCTTCGGATGGCACCTTTTTAACACTCGCTTAATAGGAGCAAAATATGAAATTTGATACAACAAGTTTACCGCACATCGACCGTTATTTTGTTGGCGCTGATCGCGTCATGAAAAGGTTAGCAGATATTGCTGATCAATCGACGCTGATGATGCCAGTTAAATACCCCCCATACAATATCAAGAAAATCGATGAGACTCGATACGTAATCGAACTGGCAGTTGCTGGTTTCGGTAAATCAGAGATTGATATTGAATTACAAGAAGGTAAGTTGTCTATCCACGGAAAGTGCGACTCGCATGAATCCACTGAATATCTCTGGCAGAGGATTGCCGAGCGAGGATTCAAACGTGAATTCACTCTCGCAGATAATGTGGAAGTAAAGAGTTCTTCGCTGGTTAATGGTATGCTAAAGATTTTTCTTGAGGCATTTATTCCAGAAGAAAAGAAAGCAAAGAAAATCGACATCACTGATGAGGATAGTGAATATCCATCACAAGCTGCCGAATTCTTAGCAGAAGGTAAGACTAAGTAATTAAATGTGGTGGGTGGGATTAATTCTCACCCACCATTAACAATGAAGGTGATAATATGTGATGTTAAATTTGACTGAACCTCTTCCTTGGAATCTAACGCATCACAGGTACTGTGTTGTTGGTGTTGCAAGATCTGGAACACAACTTACTGAAGCACTACTTAACTATTCTATTGGTAAAAAGTTTGAAGGTGTTGTGACACTTGAAGATTTCATGAACTTTAATACTGCTTATTTTGCCAATCTCGACATAGATGAAAATAACAAACTGTCATTTAACATGGTTACTGATGGTGACGGTAAACTAAAAATGGCTGCCAATAGAAATGTCGAACAACTTCCTGCGTTAGGCAAGGATTGGATCGATAAGGTTTCGCGAGCAGATCCAACACAACCATTGACATGTCGTATATTCTTAGATGATAGATTAACATTTATTTCTCTTGTTGATGGTCTGGAGTTTCTAAAGAAACAGAATTTTAAATTCGTATATGTTAATCGTAACTTCGAACATAAGATTCTCAGTTCTTACTTTGCTAAGAAAACTATGATTTTCAGAAGTGGAAAAAACTCTGCTGTGTTAGACGTGGATATTCCAGAACTAAAGACGATGATCCTTGGTCGTTATCTTATGGAAGAACACAATAAGAGAGTCATGACTAATATTGTCGGCAGTCATATTGTTGTGGAATATGATGAATTGACTTCGATGGCAGCACACTTAGATGAAACTGAGAAGAAACTGGCATTCGGAATCTTTAATGAAAAACAATTACCTCTCGATCCATACGAACAAATTGCAAATACTGACGAGGTGAAAGAAGTTTTTGCAACTTTTTACCCGAACATGGTAAATCTATCCTCTCAATTACTAGGAGCAAATCGATAATGATTGCTTCTTTCTCGACTAAATAACAACATGAAGGTGAATACATGAGTAATATTAGATGTGTGAAGTTAATCAGTGGTGATGAAATTATCGCTGATATCGATGAGACAATTGATGGTCTTGTCATTCTAAAGAAACCTATGCAGATTATGATGATTCCTAATCAGAATAATCAATTCGGTATAGGTCTAGCACCATTCTGCCCTTACGCGAAGGATGACGTTGTTCCTTTGCGTTCTGGTGCAGTTATCACAGTTTTTGAACCAGAGACTGGCATGCTAAACGAGTATAATACTCGCTACGGTTCAGGTCTGGTTGTTCCAGAAAGTAAAATTATCATATGACACAATCAAACATAGACCCGTATATTTACCGTATTAAATCGGTTACCAAAGTTGTAGATGGCGACACTATTGACGCTGATATTGACCTTGGTTTCGATATTTCCCTTACTAAAAGAATTCGTCTTGCAGGTATCGATACTCCAGAAAGTCGAACAACAAATCTCAAAGAAAAAGCATTGGGACTTGAGTCTAAAGAGTGGATGAAGAAAACTCTTGCAGGTGCTAAAGATATTCTAATCAAGACTGAGTTACCAGATAGTACAGAGAAGTATGGTCGTATCATTGGTCACCTGTTCATCAACGGTCAAGAGATCTCATTAAATAACCAGATGATTGCTGAGGGATATGCTCTGGCATATGATGGTGGCACAAAAGATATGGATTTAGAATTACTATTGTCGAGAAGAAAGAAATAATTTATCCCTTTACTTTTGTTATGTTTTATAGTATAGTAGTATTTGATTGATGAGGGATTTACATGAAATTTTATACATGCGCACACCAGTATGGTTCCAAGGTTCTTGTCCGTGGAGTACATAACGGTGTGCGCTTCACCAAACGAGATGACTTCAGTCCCACCCTGTTCGTAAAATCCAAGGGTGGTGCAGAAACACAATACAAGTCTCTGTATGGAGAAAATCTCCAACCGATTGACTTTGAAGATAACAATGCTGCCAAGCAGTTTGTTCAGACATATGGTCAAGCAGAGAATTCTGAAATCTTTGGTCAAACCAACTATGGTTACCAATATATCACAAAGAAATATCCTGGAGAAATTCAGTGGGATATGTCTCAACTTAATATTCAGACTATCGATATCGAGACTTCAGCAGAGCATGGGTTTCCTGATGTAAACAATCCTATCGAAGAAGTTCTTCTGATCACGGTAAAGAATCTTATCACTCGTCAGATTATCACCTTCGGTTGTGGTGAGTTTGATGACCAGAACTCTGAGATTGTCCAGACCCTGAGGGATGCTGGCAACAAGTTTCTCTATGTGGAATGTGATGATGAGCGCGACTTGCTAGAAACCTTTCTGCGTTTCTATACTGATAATCATCCAGATATTATTACAGGTTGGAACTGTGAACTGTTCGACATTGCGTATCTAATCTCTCGGATAGATCGTCTGTTCTGCACTGAAGAAGATACAACCATGCGCAAGAAGTTCTCGCCATGGGGTCTGGTTCGTCGTAAGAATTTGACAATCATGGGTCGCGAACATATCTCATATGATATTACTGGCGTTGCAGTTATAGATTATCTCGATCTCTATAAGAAATTTACGTATACTCGACAAGAGAGTTACAAGTTGGATCATATCGCCAAGGAAGAACTTGGTAAGAAAAAACTTGAGCATCCGTATGAAACATTCCGCGAGTTCTACACAAAAGACTGGACACGGTTCGTAGAGTATAACATCATCGACGTTGAGATCGTTGACGAACTTGAGCGCAAGATGAAACTGATTGAACTTGTGCTTACGATGGCATACGATGCTAAGTGTAATTATACGGATGTGTTCTCACAGGTTCGCACGTGGGATTGTATCATTTACAACCACTTACATGATCAAAATATTCAGATCCCCCAGAAGAAAGAAAACAGGGGTAGGACTATTGAGGGTGCGTATGTGCAAGAACCAAAACCAGGAAGGTATGACTGGGTTGTTTCCTTTGATGCTACATCGCTGTATCCATCTATTATCATGCAGTATAACCAATCACCAGAGACTTTCGTTCAGGGTGTTGTAAAAGACACAACGGTGAAGGGATTACTTGGGCATAGTTATGACCTCGAGAATCTTAAACAAGATGATGTTTGCATGACTGCCAATGGTTATTGTTATACTCGTAAAAAGATGGGAATGTTTCCTGAGATTGTTCAGAAGTTCTTTGATGACCGACAAC